AATCGGTCTTATTCCACACCCTGATGTTGAATTTCTATGCAAAGATAATAAAAAAAAACAATATACAATGAAGAAGTACAATGATATACTAGCAGACGAGCGTCCGGAGTTCAAGGCGGCTAATTACGGATTTGATACTCTCAGTAACACTGAGTTGTTATCCATGATTATCAATCGAGGAGCCGGAACCACCGAGAGCCTAAGCCAGGCAAGGCAGTTGATGAATATCGCAGACGGAAGCCTGAGTAACCTTTCAAAGTTATCCATGGACGAAATGCAGGTGGTGCAGGGAATAGGCGACTGCAAGGCGTTGGCAGTACTCGCAGCCATCGAGCTAGGCAAGCGCAGAGCACTAGAGCGCATGCCGACAAAGCCAGACCTAGGAAGCAGTCTAGCCATCTACAACTATCTTATGCCGCAGTTGGCAGACCTTAAGGTCGAGCAGGCACACCTGCTGCTGATGAATCAAAACTTCCGACTTATCAAGCACGTGAAGATAAGCGAAGGAGGATTGACGGAGACATCGGTAGATATTCGCATCATCATGCAGGCAGCAGTGAAGCATGGGGCAACTATCATGGCGTTCGCCCACAATCACCCGAGCCACAACGCCATGCCGAGCCGAGCAGATGACCAGTTGACCATGCAGATAAAGAAGGCATGCGAAATCATGCGCATCTTCTTCATGGACCACGTCATCATCACAGACGGAAGCTTCTACAGCTATCACGACAAGGGCAGACTATAGACACCATGGGCAACGTGATGGGAACACGTTGCCCTTTCACTTGCTTGCAAACTTGCTGATAACCGCGGATGAAGGAAGGGGATAGAGATAGCGAGAGCGATGGCAATTCGGGGCAGCAGTCGGGGATAGGGGCAATTGCCACAAGAAAAATCCCTTACATATACCGCTCCAGTCAGCCATGGCAATTGCCTCCGAGCGTAGGGCGGTGGGGGCTATGCTTACAGCAAGGCACGCCCTTTTTTGCATCAACTTTTCAAAAATCCGTGATTTTCATCAAGTTGGCAAAAATGACCGTGGAAAATTGGTGCAAAACACCAATTTTCGCAATCGGTTTCCAACCGATTGCCGCCCGAAAAATGGCGACTTATGACAATTCCTGCAGAATTGCCACAAGAAACGCGCCATTTTTCGGGCGACCCCTCCATTGCATTCCGGGGTAAAAGAGGTAATAACATTGTTTGACATCATTCAAGAATGATGAGAAAAAGAGGTAAAAACCGTGTTTTATTGGGCTGGAATGTTAAAAATGTATTAAATATAATAAATTTATTATGTAATATTTGTGTATATCAAAATTATTATGTACCTTTGCAATCGAGTTAAGGAACATGTTTAATCAATTAAATTTTTAAGCTATGCAAGAAGATTTAGAAAATGAAATCGAGAGAAAGAAAAAAGATATCGAAGACTTTCTCCGAATCGTGAAATTCACTGGTCTTTCACAAAAGGAAATCGAAAAGAGACTTGATTATCTCTTGGACGACCTTTCAAGACTGATGAAGAAAAGAAAGTAAAGTTTAACTTCCCCTCCTTCGGGAGGGGATTATAAAATATATTATTGATATGGAAGATATTAAAATCTTATTGGAGGAATATAAGACTCTTGCTGGTAATACTGATGCAAAGAGCGAAGAGCGAAAAAATGAAATTATCGCTAAGTTGGAGGCTATGGATAAGGATGCCGTGGCCGAAGTGGCAAAACCATTTGTGGAGGAGAATGTAACTCGCCTAGAGAGCGAAGTGAAAGCTCTCCGAAGCCAGATGGATGCGGAGGATTACAAACTGCTTCCTATCTCTTATATTGCCAAAAATTATTTCAATAAGAGTGCATCATGGCTTTTGCAGCGTCTCAACGGATATCAGGTGCGTGGAAAGGTCTATACGCTCAACCAGGAGCAGAAAGGCATTTTTAATCAAGCAGTCAAGGAAATAAGCAATCGCATCAGCGCATTGCAGTTAGCATAGCTAACATGTTCGATAACTCAACTCCGTCCCCGACACGATTCCGTGTCGGGGACTTCATTTAAGCAGTTTTTGACATGAGAATTATTAAACTAAACGATGATGAGTGGAGCCACTCCAGTGATGATGGCAGTGGATACTCAAATGAGGGACATACCAAACCTTAGGAGCTTGATTACCTCTATGATGAGGGCTATCAAACAGTCTGCGCCTACAGACCATTTGATGGCTCTCATTGCCTTATCTATGACTCCACAGCGGTTTGAGAGTTGTTGCCTATTGTATTGATAGGCTGACTCTGCATATTCTATGCTATCCAACAAGCAGTTCTTTAGATAGATCTCGTTCGCTGCGACCAGGTCTCCATTGGCGTGCCTTTTGGAATAACCTATATTTTTGTCCTGCAAGTAACCTCTTGCCGAGCTACCTGCATGCTTGAAACCGTGTATTGAGATAACCTTGGCAAACATTTGCCACAGGGCGTAACTGATGCCTGCCCAGAGTATGGATGCTGTCAAAAACAATATCGGATTTCGGGTGTTTACGATGCATACGGTCAAGCCTGTGCAACACGTCAGCAGAAAACCTGTCAGGGTGTAGGCCCTGTCTGTCGATTTTCTGAGCTGCTCAAGAGAACTTGACAGCCTTAGATCTGCTCTGTTCAAAAGTGTTTGCGCTAATTCTATGGAGATAAAATTGCGCATTTCTTTTGAGATAAAATTTTCTTCCATACCTTAATATATATTATTTCGTTTAACCGCTGCAAAAATAATGTTTTTCCAGCAATTCCACAAGTTTTCAAGGCTAAAATGTTAAATCTTACTTAATAATACGTTTTTTCGTAGTAAATATTTGGGCAATACGAAAATTTGTAGTATCTTTGCAGTGTCTTAAAAGAAATAATGATATGAAGAAAATTTTAGTGAGTGACAAAGAGGAAGAGCTGATAGCAGCTATCAGAAATTACAAAAAATCTTTTCCTAGGGGCAACCCGCAGTTATTATGGTATGCTCAACAACTTTTCGATGAGATGATTGAGCCGCCTGAGTATTACACAAAGTATTAACAACAGACCCTCCCTTCGGGGAGGGCATTAAAAAATATAAGATTATGGAAGTAGCAGTAGCAACAGTTAAACAGACCAAGGATAGCGAAGTTAAACAGCGCATCCAAGATATTCAGATGATTGTGTCGTGGCGCGAGATAGCACATACATATTTCGGCAAGTCGGCATCATGGCTTTATCACAAGCTCGATGGCATCGATGGCAATGGTGGAGTGGGAGGCTTCACCGAAGATGAAAAGAACATGCTCCGTGGCGCACTCTGCGAGGTTTCAAACCGCATACGTGCAGCTGCAGACAGAATATAAAAATGAGGCTGGGGCTTATCATTCCCCATAAGACAAAAGTCGCCATAGCCTTGTGGCGCAGAAATACCAAAAACGTCCCCGACACGATTCCGTGCCGGGGACTTCTTATTATTCACATATATTTGATATTGATAAATGATATTATTACAAGATAATGAGACCTGCAGGCAGGCTCGCCTGATTCTCCGTGAGCTCATCAAGGGCGACAAATCACGTGCGCAGCTCTGGAATGCAATGGTTGACAACCAGCTTGATGATGTTGACTTGAGGTTCCTCCTTCCGCCATTGGCCAACGAGGGCTACATCGAGGAGTCTGAGGGCATGTGGCATATACTGGACAAGGGTGTGAAGTATATGCAGACTTACGACAGAATGATAATGGAGAGCATTGAAGGATACCCATACCGTCAGAAGAAATCTAAAGAGGATGAGAATCTGATACTGCAGAGGCAAAGCTTTAAATGGACTAAGATAAGTGTTATCGTCTCTATTTTAATTGCTTTAATAGGGTGGATAGCACCACGCTTAGATGGGGTGATTGCAGCAATATTAACACTATTCCATGAATAATAGAGATAACAACGAGAATATTTACCGTCATTTGGAGAAGTGTTACGCGCTTCTCCAAGTTCATATACTCTTTTCTTTCCATACCTTAATATATATTATAATGTAAAAACACCGCAAAGTTAGGAAAAAATTCGGAGAATATCGGAGAAAATCGGGGAAAATCAGAGAATTTCGGGGAAAAACGGGGAAAATCAGAGAATTTCGGGGAAAATCGGAGAATTTCCGAGGAAAATGCAGGGAAAATCGGGGAATTTCCGAGGAATTCATTCCCTGAGGTGGCAGAACCGAAGGGAGATCCTGCGGTCGTTTTCGGTCGTTTTTGGTCGTTTTTGCAGTCATTTCCGGTCATTCTTGGATATGATTCCGATTCATTCCGGTTTCTTTCCGTTTTTATTCCTTTTCATTCCTTTTTATTCCTCCTCCTCAAATCAGCCAGATTTTATGCTCTACAACATGTTTATTGTAGATACTTTGTCAGAGAGGTTGAATGTCTGAAATATTATTGCTATTTTTGCACTTGATATAAACAACAAACTTATGGAAAAAGAAAATATAAATTTTGTTGCCATTGACTTTGAGACAATGACACCCGAGCTGACAAGCGCATGCGCAGTTGGTATGGTACAAGTAGTAAATGGTGTAATCATGCAGAAGTTCTATAGCTTAATTAAGCCATATCCTGATGAGCGTACAGAGCGAAATACATTCGTGCATGGCATAACAGAAGAGATGGTGGAGAATGCACCTACGTGGGATATCGTTTTCCCGGTTCTGAGAAGCTTCGCACAGAGTGGTAACATAGCTTGCCATAATGAGGGTACTGAAGCTAATATACTTTCTAGACTAGCTGAAGTTTACAACCTTGACATGCCAAGATATCAGATTATTGATACCATGCGATTATTACCTGGTAATAATTCGTTGAAGAAGATGTGTGAGTTGATGGGTATTGAGATGCACGACCATCATGACGCATTAGCAGATGCAACCGCTTGTGCAGAGATTGTACTGAAAGGTGCAGGCATTGATGTCACACATCATCATTATGAGAAGCCTGACTATAAGGCTCACAAGAGCCTGACTGGAGAAGTCAAACAGCCATTAGCTGATGAAGATGTTGCTAACAAGGATAATCCGTTCTTCCACCAGAAGGTGGTTATCACTGGAGTATTTACGGCTTTTCCTAATAGAGGAAAGTTGGCTTTTAGACTTCGTGACTGCGGTGCTGACATCAATTCATCTATTTCGGCTAAGACTAATATCGTAGTTAAAGGTGAGGGAGCAGGACCTTCCAAGATGGAAAAGATAAAAAAACTCAATGAAAATGGAGCTAATATCAGAGTCATCGAGGAGAAAGAGATGGTGGAAATAGTAGAGAAATATGGTATATAAATAAAAAAATGAGCGAGGAATGAAAATTTCTCGCTTTTTTTTTGGCGGTTCCAATTATTCTTCGTACCTTTGCCATCGGTTATAAGATAGTAGTAATCTACTCAGCGATGGCGACTGTTTCGCCTAGGCTTCACGCCGTGGGCTTTTTTTATGCCTATAAAGTATCATTTTCCCGGCAGCGGGAAAAAGGTCTTTTCAATATGGCGGTTGCATGATCCGTAAGATACTTGCCCTTCGCTGGGAAAGCTACCATCTTATAACCAACGGTGAATGTGACCGCCACCATTGTATTTATACATCAAGGTCGGTCTATAATGGTTATAAGATGGCAATTATGCAGAATTCAATTTTATTAAGTGATGCGCAGGTAAGACCTGCAGGCATCAGCGTTGAGGAGGGTATCAATACCCTCAAGTGTGAAATCAAGAAGCTCGCCAAGACCAAGAGCGAGACCTTCAGCTATATCTGCGGGGAGACCGTGACCTATGGAGAGGTTGTGCTCACCATGGTTGGTTTTGCAGCTGTGATGGCGATGGTCATGATTGGTGGTTTCATTTTCGGAGGGGAGGTAGCATAATGGTGAGCAGAATGACTACAGAGCTGTTTCATGCTCAGCTGGAGGAGAACATCGTGAGAGCTGCTGACGAGCGCAAGCGCCATCAGGCAGAGTTGCAAGTTATAAGCCGAGATTACGAGAGCTCGTTGGACAGTATTGAACGCATGGAGGATGAAGCAGGGGAAAGCTACCGCTCTGCCCGTAATGCTTTCGAGAAGGCCAAAAATGAATATCAGGAAGAACTCCGTAATTGTAGAAAGCTTCGCAATGAGGCAGGATTTCGCAGAGACAAGGCGAAGGTCGAGGAGACTAATCTTTGGACACTCAACAACAATACCATCCAGAGCGATCGCCACAAAATCTTTGAGAGATACCGAGAAGCGGGG